TTAAAAAGGCCTGAGAAGTGTATAACGGGGGAGAAAGTAAGGACGCAAAACTGTCGCCTGAGCTACTTCAGCTCCGTCATCGCACGCACGCGAAGCGCGCGCGCGCGTTAACGGATGCAGACAAGCTCATGCACGGGGCTCCTAACTCTCTCCCCCGTACCCCCTCTCAGTCACCTAATGGAATTCGCTTCGCTCATAGATTTTTATGACTTTGAGAGAACCGATGCGGAACCTCGCGAGGGCGCTGTTTCCACATCTGGCATATATAGGCAAGAGAAAGAGCCTTCTCTCAAAAATGGGTATTTACGGGCGCGATGGTAAACCATCGCTTACGTGCCAGCGGACTCCGTCCGCGACCATGGCACCTTATTAAGGTGCTAGTCGCTACCTGCGGTGCGGGGTAAGACTGCAAGAGGAACACGGAAGGTTACAAGCCACAGGAAGCAAGTAGGAGCCCGGCAGCGACGGCCGGGCTCAAATAAACTCAAGAATTCTAATTGGTTGAATTAATCTCCTCGTAAAGAGCATTATAGAGGTCTGCTGCAAAATCACTCTTCGAAATTCCAGAGGGGAGCGAAACAATACGCCAAATACCGTCCCACATGTTTTTGGGGTCATGAATGTTAGCGAGGTAACGAGCAAGCTCCTCAGCCTGACGGTAGGACAGGATACGCTCCTGAACGAACGAAATGGCCGCAGCACGGGCTTGCTGACGCGTAAGTTCAAATTTCTGAGAACGAAGAAGCTGTTCGGTCTCCTCCTGAGCCATTTTAAGCAGAGTGTCCTGCTTGAGATTAAGAGCTCTATGCGGCTCAGTCGCCGCCTGGGCTTCAGCAAGCGAAGCACCAGCCTCAAGGGAGCGTTTTTGAGCACCACGAAGGAGCTCTACAGTGACCCGATCAGCATCAGTTTTAGCAGCGCTGGCAAGTCGCTCCAAAACTGACGCATTAATCTCAGCAATCTTAGCCTGCTTGGAATCAAGGTCTGCAATGGCATTGGCCTCGGCATACTTGACTTCAGTTTCTTTGAGAATATTACTGAACTGCTTTGACGTAAGGTCTTCACTCGCAATAGATTTTACAATGTCAAACATAGAGTTTGTATTCTCCAAACCGGTAGTCTCAGCCCGAGTTTTAAGGGCTTGCGACTTAGTAAGTTCAATATTAGCCTCGGCCTGAAGAGCTGAGAGGGTTTGCTGAGTGGCATTACCAAAAGCACCCATAAGGGGGCTGGTCGGAATACCACCCGGCTGTGAGAAGGCCTGCGCAGAAGGCGTCGAACCACCATAGGAGCCAGGGTCAACAGAAGACGTCTGAATACCTCCGACATCAGCGTAGGGAGTAAGCCCGGCCGCAACACGCGCTCGACGCTGAGCGGCCGGGGAATTATATTTTTTCCCAGTACAAATTATTCTGCTGAGATTCCAGCTGAGCCATATAGTCCGCATACTCCTTCTGATAACGCTGCTGTTCTTTAAGAGCCCACCGATTGTATTTCTCGGCACGAGCATTCATCTTAGAAGCAGCAATACTCGAACCACCAGCAGCCGCAAGGCTACTAGCACCGGCAATAAGCGCAGAAGTAACAAGGGCAGACATAACTACTTGTCATTTTGTTTACCCAACTCCTCCTTGTGACGCTCAGCAGAAGTCTCGCCGACGCACTCGGCAATACGCTCGATACGCTCGAACTTATCAAGCGAGAAATCCGAGCTAGGGTCTGTCGAAAGAATCGAAGCATCCTTACCAGAAGGCTGAATCTCATCGTAAGCAGAATCACCACGAACAGCCTGCGTATCACAAGAAAGAAAGCCGAAGGTGTAATACTCCTCGAGGATTTCGTTCATACTCCTGGCACCGACAATAAACTCATCGAGCCGAGAAGCACAGTTGTGAGTACGATAAGAGGCGTGCTGGTCAGCACAAGAACGAATGCCAACACGCTGCGAAAGGTTGGAATAAAGACAACCTACATGCGGATTATAATCCAGTTTTGTTTTCATAACGAAAGGTTTAGAGAGTTGTTGCAACATTGACCTTCGACTTCTCGCGGAACACCACGATATCAGCAACATTATCGAGAACGAAATTCTCGGCAGTGGCCCGCTGGTCGTAGAAGACGTAATTAAAATCACCACACAGAATATAAGGGCACGAAGAGGGCGAAATATAAATCCGCTTGAAGAAAGCCGTAAGGCGCTGAAGAGAAAGTTCGTCGATACCGGTTCCGGCGGCCTTAATGAATTCACTATAGGCCGGAGAGTCCATGATGTAGGAGAGATTGCGACCATAATCACGAGAAACAACCCAGTAATCAAGGTCATTACAGAGACGACCATGAGGCTTCGAGACAGCCGTCATGAGTTCACTCCAGGCGGGTTCGTAACCGACGTAATTGAGGTCTTGTAACTTGAACCCGGGAATAGTAAGAATATGACTAGCATAGGACGTAGTCGCAGTACCAAGATTCTGAACCTCGCCAAAGACCGTGGAAGCCTTCAAGCCCTGCATCGCAATATTATCGAGTGCAGGAGCATACTGCTGGCCCAAGGAAATTTGCCTCGAGGTAGGATTGATGTAAGACGGATAGTAAACCCGCGGAACAATGGATGTAATCTCCATAAAATAACCATCATCGTTAAAATGATAGTTACGACGACGGAAACGAGTGCCGCCAGAAAGCTGGCCAGAGAAAGCACCAAGCGGCGAGGAACTATCCTCGAAGCCCGTCGTCTGGTAGAGTGTATTAACATTCATGTCGAAGGAATCACTACCAAGGAAAGCCGGGCAAGTATTATCCTGATTGAGCTTGACATCGAACTGAGACTCGTAGAAATCCGAGTTACGACCACCACCAGCGAAGGCAAGGTCCATGTAACGCTGCATGCGAGATGCGAAAGTGATATTACGCATCGACACGGAATTACCTGAAGTCGAAACATCGACAGCAGCATCGACGAAAGATGAAGTTTTCAACCAAGCCTCGAGGTAGTAAGACGGAAAACCACGCTGGAAAAGAGACTGCCGACCAGTGAAGAAACGCCACGAGAACGCCTCAGAACCAGCAGCATCAATAGCATTCAAGGCGGCTTCAACATTCGTAGAAAACGAGGCAGAATTATCCGCACGAACAGCCGGAGAAGTATTCGGCGTGGTTTTGATAGTACGCAGATAGATTTCCAGCTCGGAGACCAACAAGTAATAGGGATATTCCATCGCAGAATCGGATACAGTACCAGCCAAGGACGTAGGAACCAAGTCGTATTGCTGGTTGAGATAATAGTTGTAATAGATATCGATATAACCGATATACGGCGTAAGGTCGATAACACCCGCAACGATAGAGCCCGGAGCTTCACCCATGTAATCGGCAAGAGAACCGGGGCCGACGATATCACCAAGAGACCCACCGGGCGTATCTGTTTGCAAGGAAGCAACCGAAAAAGCGATAGCACCACCCGAAGAGCTGCTGATATCGAAAGGAATCGAAGGCGCCATCGAAGGCTTATAGACAGTATTCGGAGTATCGGTGACACCCTGAAAATTAAGCTGGCGGTCGACATTATAAATTCGGTCGGGATAAAAAAATACTCCTTCTTGACACATACATTGCCCATGAAGGGAGCTACAATCGGAAGAGCCTGAACACCTACACCGGGCTGGAAGCTGAAATCGTCACCAGCAACAACACGGGTCACATTGGTAGGAATCAGAGTACCCCAACTTGCGGAAGTGGGGTTACCGGAAAAAAGTTTAAACCGGGATTTCTTGTTTCGCTTACGCGAAAGAAACATCATTGCCATAAAATAGATTGTTTTATAAGTTGTTTTTTATAATAAGAATAAGTAGGATAAGTCCTCAAAACATATTCCCAAACAAGCTGCGGAACGAGAGAATCGTTGCGACAGCGAATCTGTTCCTTGGTAAAACATGCCAGCTTATAATAACGAGGAATACTGTAAGGGTGATTATCAATCAAGATAGAGAACCACTGTTTACAACCAGTCATCATATATGCTCGAAGGGCGTCCTTCTCCGATTCCGACAATCGGCCAAACCCATGAGAGACATACAAACGACCATGTAAATCTAAAATTTCCTTCGGAACGTCATTACAATGCACAGCAGACTTCTTTGTGATATACTTCATTGCATAGCGAACGCCACCGAAATGGCGAAGAGGACTAACCCAAGCAAGGCCGAAGGACATCCAGTAATGACGAACACGCCACCAAGGTAAGGGGCATCCAAACATGATTGCATGGAGATGAAGTCGATGCTCAGAATGAAGCCCACGTTGAGCTGCGCGCTTACCGTCGGCAACCTCCAGCACAAAAAGATAAGGAAAAGAAATCTTGCGATAACAAAAGCGACCCGTATCGGGATTTCGATAACGGAGAAACTGATCCTTACGCATGCGGTCTATAAACCGACGAATAAAGGCGTAGGGCTCCTTGCAAAAGGCCTCATAGAATTCTGGCTTGAGAGTTAAAGTGCAAAAATAGGAGTTTGAAAGGTTGTAACCAAGACGCTTATAGATGTTATGAGCGCGAACAAACCAGTGCTGCTGGCGTTTCTTAATACACTGAACACACTTGCCACAGGGCACTTGGAGCTTATAATCCGACTGGTTAGAGAACTGGGAAACCTCTACGCCGAGTTGGTCGGCAAGCTTAATGTAATGTGGATTCGTAACCCGCAAAGGCTTGTTACACATAACTCAAACAAACTAAAAATCAAGGTCTGCAACTACAGGTGTCGTCCGCCGATTATTATGTTTTTGACCTTTGGACGGGGTTTTCCTTTTCTTCGACCGCCACGACGAGAGCGACCGAGAGGCACTGCAAGAACCAGAGAAGCGAGCGTAAATAAAAAAGAAGAGGTCTGAGATGTTGAACTCATAGATAACACGGTTACACTCGGAGTCGAACAATCCTTGTTCGATGGTGAAATAAAATGGCACCCGAGCTGCGACAATAGAATCAACTGCGGTTTGGATTCGAACACGGTCTGCCAAGGCAAACCGAAAAGAGATGTAGTTACCGTCGACGGCATAGTCGGAGCAGGCGACGAAGAGTGTTTCCACGAAATGAGCTCGAGGTTCGAACTCGAAAGACTGAGAGAGAGTGTCCCAAGATTCGTTGTTAAGCATGATAGGTCACGAGATTTAATTTTAGATTCAACCCGCACGGTATCATGATGAACACCGTGACGGAATACTCTTCGAGAATAGCTACATGATACGGTGAAGTAGGCAGCAAGAGCAGCGATTATAGACGCTATAAGCGTCCAAAAAGCTTTGTTGCGATAAAATGGTGTTTTTTCCATAAAAAGCGATTTAATGAATAATTTAAGTGCCCTACGGGGCGAATATAATGAATTTTTGCATCGATGCAAAGCGTTCCATTCTTCAAATGCAAGAAAATTGTTTTTTTTCGACCAAAAGGTCAATTACTCGGAGAAATCGACGAATTAAAAAGGCCTGAGAAGTG